GTCAAGTTCAAAAGCACCCATGTCGTGGGCAGTCCCATAAGGATTCCCCTCTTCGACACGGCGCGTTTTGAGAGCTCAGGCCAGTTCAGGTCTTGGGGACCAACCAATCGACGAAACAGTTTATGAAACTTTTCGGGGATTAGTGTCTAGGTCCTTGAACCTCCCTTGGCGGCAAGTAAACCGTCAACGAGAGCGTTCGCGAGATCCAGAGGAAGAAGGTCCGTGGCTGAGGTCAGGTCCGCAGATAGTAATCGTCCAGTGGCTTCGCCATGTTTGATTACCTGCTCGACCGCTCCTCGATGCTTTCCAGCGAGAACATCTGAGACATGATGGTCGCGGCGAAGTCCTTCGAACAGGAACTTTCGCAGACAATGTCCCAAATGAACATCGTTGGCAGAGGAGACGGTAACGACTCGACACTTCCAACCCCTTTCCCTCACCGTGGTGACCCGTGATTAGGGTAAACTTTCGAAATCAATTCGTTCAAACATCAAATCTTTGATCTCCGCGTTCCTGCAGAGGGTCATTCGGCCTTGGACGTTAGGGGGGACCTCAGTGAGATACTTGTATCCATGAGTGTCCGCACTGGTTCTAATCAGTGCAGCCCCATTACCTCCTTCCGAACGTTTCCCTTCGAGGCACGCGCCTGCGCCCGGGACAAAGTTAAAAGGACCAAAAGGAACTTTTGACAAGTACCTGTCAGCCCAGGCTCGACTGACCCCTCGTGCGTAATCGAGGATACGACTTTCGGTCGTAAATTCAGTCGTAAGAGCTTCAAAGTGTTTTCTGTTTGAAGCACCGGCCACTCCGTCATTACCAACGGGCAGGGCTCTTCCAATATAACTAAGTTGGAGGAGTGTCCCGTCCTTGAAGCATCTACGATTCGATCCAACCAACAACGAGGTTAGGATGGACTTGGTCTTTGGTTAACCAAGGAACACTTGTTCACGAATCTTGGCGCATGCTTCTTTAATGGTTTTGGCTACGCAGCCGGGGCCTGAATTGATGGTGGTGTGATAAAGCCAAACAGCCAGGTCGACCTAGGCGACCAACGCGGTCTCGTCAGAGCGTGAGAGGGAACGGGACAATGTCCTTTCTCTCCAGACAGCATGAGGGACGACCTTACCAAAGGGTCTTCCTTGTGCTTGTCCAGCACCCTCAACTCCGAGTCCACCCCGAACGTAAGGTTCGCGGCGGTATTACACCAGCGTTTTAGCCATGTCAATCCCGGCGGCGATCATTCCTGAGCACAGGGCTCTCCAAGTGAGGTCTAAGAAAGTCCATAGGGACTTCTACCTCTACCTGGATAGTTGTGACCAGTTCTGATTCGCCTGTTTGACAATTTCTTCGGACTAACCGATAAGGAGGCCCGGTTTGCACCAGAACCGCCCAGTCGGGTATTTCGTCGAGTTCTTGCCGTAAGGCAAAGAGCTCGACGGGCATATGCCCAGTACTGCCTCCAAACGCGTGGAAACTTGCAGTTTCTTACGCGCGTTGTGTTCAGGACTTG